TTAGAAAAGTTAAAGAAGGTAAGTAGAAATGAATAAACTTCAGACAATAATGGATAATCAAAAAATAACAGATCAAGAACTATATGAAAAATCTGGAGTACATTTTAATACGATAGCTAATACCAAAAAAGGTATATGTAAGACACCTAAATTCAAAACATTAAGAAAACTAGCTGAAGCGTTGGGGTGTACTCCAAAAGACATAGGAGGTTAGGTATATGGATGAGAAAATAAAGGAATTAAAACGAAGAATTTTTATATTAGAAAAAGATAGTTTTGTACATGATGAATTTTTAAAAGATTTCCACTATGAATTATTTAAAATTAAAATGAATTTAACTATTTTGAATTGGTTAGCGACAACTTACATACTTTATCAAATTATTAATTATTTCTGGGGTAAATAACATGGCAAAGAAAATTAAAAAGAACAAATTCAGCATTAGCAAACCTGGGGCTAAACAAACTAAAGAATTTGAACAAAGAAAACAACTTGAATTAGATGCTAGAGCTAATATGTTAGCAGAATTAACGGTGCTGGTAGCTTGGGTGCTTAGAGCTAATCACGGATATGGTAAAAAGCGTATTGTAGATTTTATAGGAGAAATATTCGAACTGAAAAGCGATACTGAAATGTACAGATACGGACAAGAGCTGTTACCATTAGGAGCTATTCCAGATCAGTTGAAAGAAGAAATAGGACTTGATGTGTTAGGTTTGATTGATGAATTAGCTGGAAGACATATAGAAAGAGTGAAGGAAAAAAGAAATGAAAACAAAATTATGGAATAACATTGAAATAATATTAATCACACTATCAATATTAATAGCAATGTTTACTGTAGGATTGATGGTAGGTGTATATATTTCAAGTGAAAATGTTGAGAAATTGAGTACTGAGAATATAAAACAATACCAGACAATTCAACAACAAAAAGAAAGAATCAGAGAATTGCAACACATGAAGCAGTTAAAGGAGATATACAATGCTTAGATATGTATTTGAATGGTTTGGAGTTGTAATGTTGTTTGGCTTTATAATAAAGCTGTGTAATAGCAGTATTACAGAAGAGGATGTATATTTAATAACATTTGTGTGGGCGATATGTAGGGTTTGTCTTACGTTTGAGAATAGGAGGAAATAAATAATGAATTATATAGAATTAAGAGAAGCTAATGACTTATTGGATGAAATAGAAAATTTGGATGCGTTAATATTTGACATTCAACATACTGAAAGGATTTTAAAGGTATTCACTAGTCATAAAGAAGTGAGTATAAAGAACAGTTATAAAAATAAAATTAAACAAGCGCTATTAGAAATTAAAGGTGAGCTGGTTGAAGAGTTAAAAGAGTTAGGAGTTACGGAGGATTATAACAATGATTAAAAGAGTATTAACGATAACAGGTGAAGTTGAGGCTTTAGGTGATAAAATTAATTATTTCATAGAAAATGAATTAGCTGAAAAAGAATATGTTTCTGATGTTAAAATCATAGAAAATTATAGAAGTGCACAAACAAAAGAGTCTTATCTAGTAGGTGGAGGGACCTGGACGCACGAAACAATATACTACACTGCGTTTATTTATGTAACGGAGAATTAAACAATGCGATATAAAGTAATAGATTATGTGTCAAAGAAAGAAAAAGTAAAAGAAAGCACTTGTGGTTGTTGTTTCCATGTAAGGTCGGCAGAACAAGGATATATTATTTTACAGGATGAAAAAGAAAGAGAAAAAGTTGTCGATTTATATGAATGGGAATATCGTTTATGTAAAGAAATAAGAATTGACAATGTAATTGATTTTTCCGATTGGTTGTGGAAGCGAGAAGTAGATGAAATACCTACTGAGATATCAGAAAGATTTGAATGGTTATATGATATCGTAGTTGAATATAAAAAAGAAAAAGCGAGATATTATAAAAATGAGTATAGTTATAATTAGATTTTGGTTGAAAAATGGTGAATTTTTAGAAACTTCAATTGATTTTGATAATCTTATGGTTTTAGAAGAAGCTTATTACAAAGTAAAACACGGAATAGTGAGAAACGAAAATTTGAAAATCACTATTTCAAATATAACATTTCATGTTGACGATGTAGAAGAAATAGTATGTTGCGATGATTATCGATTTATAGATGAACCATTATCAACAGTAACGATTGAAGAAAGAGATGTAATAAAAGAAGAACTTAATAAAGTATATTGTAAAGTTGATAATTTTATAGAACGTATAGGAGAAAGAAATTTAATTATTTTATTAGTGATCATATTGGTATTTGTAACGATATTTACAGCATATCAAATATACAGTTTATTTAGTATGTAGGAGGACTAAAAATGAAACAACCAAAAGTGTATAAAAGAAGTTTAAAGAGAGTATTTGAAGTAGAGTCAATTAGATTTGATACTAAAGTAGTTGAAATTTACGATGAAGCAGCATCTAGATATCGTTACTGTGATTTTGATGAAGTTGAGTTTATTTATGGTACTGGTTTTATAGATAAAAACGGAAAAGAAATTGAAAGTGGAGATATTTTGAAAACAGAGTTTGAAGATGTTTATTCTATAAAATTTAATAATGTTTATGGTTTTTGTGCAATTAAAGAAGACATTAGACTTTGGTTTGCTGAAGAAGATCTAGATTATGAACTTAGAGAAACGTTATCAAAAACAGAAGTAATTGGCAATATTTACGAAAATAAAGAGCTATTGGAGGACTAGAAATGGCATTAGAAAATATGTACAAATTAAAAGAGTTATTGCTTTATAAAAAAATTAAAAAAGCAGAAAATAACACGTTGGAATTGACTGACGGAACAAAGATTGAATTTTATTTATCTGATTACGATTGTTGTGCAGGTGCATATGGTGAATGGATATTATCAGATAATTTTGAAGGTTGTATAACTGATGTGACTTATAAGCATAGTAAAGAAGGTGATTATGGTTACAGTGAAGAAAGAGTAAAAATAACTATTTTCCATAATCAGAATACAATAGCACAAGCAAACTGTTATGGAGATACCGGGAATGATGGATATTATTTCTCTGTGTTATCAGTAAATGTCAGAAGTGTAAATGGTGAAACATTAGATGATTTTCCTTTACTATCAGTACTTTAGGAGGACTAAAAGATGAGAAAATTTGGAATAGAAAGTATATTAGGATTTGTTGTGATAGGAATAATAACTTTTGCAGTTATAATTGGGTTGTTTTCAGGTTACAAAGCTTTAAACAGTAATAAAGACTTTTTAAAAGTAGACTATAATTTTAAAAAAGCAGTAATTAAACTACCTAACGATGAAATAGTTACTGGAGAGGTAGAAGAATGGACTACATATGATAATAAAGATACTGTAAAGGTTAAATTAAAAAACGGAAAACAGTATTTAGGACATTCAAGTGATATTGTTTTATATAACGATTAGGAGGTGCGGTTATGAAATGGAATAAATTAATATTAAGAGAGTTAACTGAAGAAGAACAAGAAGAGTGGGGTTATGAGAGATTATGGGAAGGACCCATACCTAATCTTTATGAAGAGGTGCTAGTAACTTTTCCTTTGTCTCCAGGAAAGTTTGCCGATACACGTATTGACACATGGAAAGAAATTGGAGACGGATTAAGTTTTGAAGATACTGAAAATGATGTTATTTACTGGATGGAATTGCCAAAATATAACGGAGAATTAGACGATTAGGAGGACTAAAATATGGATGGACAAAGATATTTAAACGTTGAAATGAAAGTAAAGTTTGATGTGCCGGTAAGTGAAGATTTTGAATTTGATATTTAATGGAGGAATAGTAATGACTAACGAAGAATTAGAACAAAAAGTAAAACGATTAGAAGAACAACTAACAGAAGTAAGAATTGAACTGTTAGAAAGGAAGGCGGATAAAAAAACTTATGAGGTGGAAGTGCCAGAGGATATAGGAGATTATTATTTTGTTAGTGAATTGGGAGCTATAACTTTACTGAAAGATGTGTTTTTTAGTGCTGCTTATGAGAAAGTATATCAACGAGGTTTAGCTTTCAAAACTAGAGAAGAAGCTGAACAATT